CAGTAACATTTCCACCAAATGCATTTCCTATTCATATAAGAAAACATATTGATGAAAACTCATTAAGTGTGTTGAATTATTCATTCCATCTTTTTTCGAGAAATATACATATACTATTTATTACAGAGGATTTGCATGTAGAGCAGTTGATTGAACAATATAATACTTATGTTGATTGGATGTTAGTTTGGTTATATATAGTAAACGAATATGCTTCCAAGAATTGTTCAACCGATTTGAAAATATTTGTTTACCATACATCTTTAATGAAAAATTTGCCAAAAACGAATATAGAGGTATTAGATGAGGTGCACATAAACACTGCATTTACAAGAACGTGTCCAAAAAAAGCCGAAATAGTGGTTTTCAGAAAAGAGGAGTGGTTCAAGGCATTTATGCACGAGACATTTCACAATTTGGGTCTAGATTTTTCAGGAGTAGATAATAGTACATGTGTTAAACAAATCTTGGATATTTTTCCAGTGAATTCAGAGGTGAATTTATTCGAATCGTATACTGAATTTTGGGCAAGAATAATGAATGTCCTATTTTGCAGTTATATACATATGAAAAAAAATGATATAAATGAATTTTTAAACAATGTGGATATTTTGTTGAATTTTGAGCGTATGTATGCGTTTTTTCAGATGGTAAAAGTATTATCTTTTATGGGTATCAATTACGATCAATTATACATGCATACAGTAGAAGCTGAAGCGGCTAGACAACATTTATATAAAGAGGATACCAATGTGTTATCGTATTATATAATTACGTTAATATTGTTGAATAATTATCAGGATTTTTTATCTTGGTGTGATACTAACAATACATCTATTTTACAATTTAAGAAAACGACAGCAAATTTGCAGAGTTTTTGTGCATTTATAGAAAAAAAATACAAGTCAAAGAGTTTATTAGAAGGGGTTACATGTACAGAGGATTTGTTAGTGAAACTTAAAAAGGGTTCCAAGAAACAAAAGAAAAACAGTTTTATATTAGATAATTTACGTATGACTATTTGTGAGATGGGGTAAATCTGCGATGGAATAAGGTCCCGGCTCTTTAAGTTGTTTTGAATAATATATTTATAAAAGGGCTTAAAGCCGCTTTAAGTTGTTTTCAATAATTATTTAGTATGCCGTCTATGGGTCCAGCAACAACTCAGCTGTCCGTAGCAAACCTTGCCGCATATGTTACCTCTTGTCGTTTCCACTGTGCAAATATATTTATAGCAGCCATTTATAATTGATTTTTTATTTTTGCGCCAAGCAGCGGATGCATCATCGAAATCTATGTCGACTGTATATAATTGTACTGGATATTGCTGTTCTTGGGGTTGTTCCAACAACTTCTTGGTTTGACTTCTGGTTTGCATTCTTTAAAGATAAGGATTGTTTGTTAGTTATATTTTACTTTATAACTAACAAAGAGTTTTCAATTTTATTTTTATAGACAGATTAATAAGACATCTAATAAATATTATTAATTTCATTTAACAAAAAATAAAAATAAAATAAAAAATTGATATCATTAATCATCATGTAAATATATCAACTATACACGCAAAACAAAATGGGAATAAGAAATTTAAATCGTTATCTAAGAAATAATTGTCCAAATTCTATTCGTTATATCGATTTATTGGAATTAAAAGGCAAACGCATCGCTGTCGATATTAGTATTTATTTGTACAAATATGAAGCTGAGAATTCGTTGCTCGAAAACATGTATGTCATGCTATCTATCTTTATGCATTACCATATCATTCCTATCTTTATATTTGATGGTAAGCCACCACCAGAAAAAAAGACCCTCCTCATTAAACGCAAAATAGAACGAGAGGAGGCCCAAGAAGAATATGAAATGTTGCAAAAACAATTACAAAATAATGAAACCGATGATGATAAACAAGATATTATTGCCTCTATGGATATTCTGAAGAGACAAATGGTGCAAATGAGCAAAGATAAGATTGAAAAGGTTAAAACATTGATACGGGCATTTGGAGCTACCTATTATGATGCACCTGGAGAAGCCGATGAATTGTGTGCATTACTCGTTACAAAAAAGAAGGTGTGGGCTTGCTTAAGCGAAGATATGGACTTGTTTGTATATGGATGTACGCGAGTATTACGATATTTCAGCTTACTTAATCATTCTGCGGTTTTATACTATATGAAAGGCATTTTGAATGAATTGAATGTTAGTCAAAGTGAGTTTAAAGATATATGTATATTATCTGGCACAGATTATAATATAAAATGTGATACAAATATGAATACCAATCATTTACATGCAATTATGAAACACTTTTGTATATTTAAAGAACAGACAAATAATTCGAATAATTTATCATTTTATGATTGGTTATCGAGTAATACTAATTGTGTAATAGATTTGGAGCTATTACGGAAAATTAAATGCATGTTTGATTTAAATAATTCAAAACAAAATTTGGAAAAATTCGAACAGGTGCAAATTGTAAATGGTCCAAAAATACGGGAAAAAATTGAGGAAATAATGAAAGAAGAGGATTTCATCTTCTTATAAATTACAAAATACATCGTTTATCATTTATTATTTATCGTTTAATATATCCCTTATTTTTATCTGCCATTCTTCTTTTATATCTGGGATATAGCGATTTAATATATTTATAAATTTTGCCCAACAATAACCGCCTCTTCTTACCTCAGCTGCACGATAACATAAATCAGATTTTAATTTATTTATTTCATTTGTTAGTTTATATTCAGTGTTAGGTATATTTTTTATTATTTCAATCAGTATCTCTTCTAAATCTCTTGGTTTATACTCCATTTATATTTTTTCATAATAAATATTTAAATAATTGTTGGAATATTTATTATTAACATGTTAAGGATTACTAAAGAAGACTTGTACAATAATCAGTATGATAGATCGGTACTAAAATATAATATTTATGGTGTTAGTTTGTTGGACATTTTAAAGACCCAGAAGTTAGATGCCGACTTTTGTGTAAAATATATTCTGAATAGTGACTTTCAATTGTTGGATCAAGATCAACAGATTGATATCGAAACAATTAAAGAGTTTCAACCACATATTTTACGCAGTGACTTGGTAATAGCTCAAGTGGAAGCTGCAAAAAAGAAAAGAGTTAAACAACGAGTTGATAGTTTTGATTTCTTGGAATATTGCAATTAGATCTCGCAATTAGATCTCGCAATTAGTGACGTCTCGTTTTTCTGTGTTTTCTTGATTTTTTATTTTTTTTGGTATATTTTTTTCCACCTCTATTTTTTAACGCGTTAGCTGCAAATGTTGCACCTGTAGATGCTGCATACAAACCAGTGCTTATTGCTGCCCCTTTTGCCTTTTCTAACATTGGACTAAGAGAATTATTGATAAAATTTATCATTTTTTGACGTATATCTTTATCACCTGACTTTTTTGCATCAATAATAGCCTTTGATAAATCAGCTTGTACAATTGGAGACAATGTAGAAACTGGGGGTTTATTACTCGAAAACATATATATTATATATACAAAGTTTTTGAATTTATTGATATCTATAAAATAATAATTACTAAATATTATTTTACAGAAAATTTATTTTTATATGTTTTGCTCTCCGCCTCTCGTTTCACTTGTAGCTTACGACTTTTCTTAAAAGTGGATTTAAGCCACAACTGCATCCTTAGCAGCCTTGGAGAAGTGAGGAGACATGTAGCGCTGCAAGTTGAAATAAGTGAGCTCATCAGTCTTCTTGAGCTTCAACAAGGTCTGGAGCTTGGCATCAGGGTTGATCTTGCGACCATTCTCCTTATCCTGCAAATTGTGCTTGCGAATGTAGATGTTGATCTCACGAGTAACATCCGTGCGAGCCATCTCCGAACCAATGGGCTTCTCCAAAAACTTGGCGAGCTCATCAGAGATCTTGGTGGGCTTCACAAAGCCAGAGGGAGCACGGTTTCCCGACTTTCTCTTGCGCTTGGCTTGGCTCTTTTGGGCAGTCTTAAGCTCACGAGACCACTTCTTCTCCAAAGAACGGTACTCGGTCTTCAATGCACCAAGAAGGGCGCCCAACTGGTTAAGCTTGGCCAAAAACTCGGTGGATTGAGCAGCCAAGTCAGCATCAGTCTCGGCATTCACATCAACAGGAACATCAACAACAGGGGTATCAACAAGAGGAGCAGAAACGCTCTCGGCCTTGGCGGCGGCCTTGGGAGCCTTCTTGGCCTTTACAACCTTCTCAACGGCAACAACGGGAGTTTGAACAGCAGGGGTGGTCTCTTGGACCTCAGTCTTAGATTTGCTTTGTCTAGGCATTCTATTATACTATACTACTATAACATCTTTTTAAGTGGTTTTGAACACTAAATATATTATTTGTTATTGTCTATGGTCTAAAGTAATTTATTTCCTTTTATTCTTGCAAAAAAATATAAAAATTAATTAAAAATATGTTCCTACTTACATATAGCATACAGCTTGATATAACCATGGTAATGCTGTAGCTGCATCAGAATTAACTAAAGTAAGTGCGCTTAGTACATATGACGCACCTAAACATTTATTATCTTTGTCTATACCAGAAACAACAAATTTCTCCATGATTTCTAAAATATGTCTACGTAATTCATCTATATTTTCCATCGTTTGTAATACATTATAAGTCAACATGCGTGAAAATGGATTTCCCTGCGGAGGACAGATTGCCCTTTTTGTTTCCATTGACAATGTTGCACGATACGACCATATATCTACTAACTCTCTTAAAAAACGTATTAATTGAACTCTATTTAAAACTAGAAACCATTCTGCATTTGAATAGTTACCTAAAGCATCGATATTTTGAAACAGCGTCAATGCTCTCAATTCTACCGTTTTCTTATTTGATACTTCCTTTGTCACATCCGAAATTTCTGTAATAATAGTAAATCCAATTATTCGACTAAGCCTTAAAAGTGATCGCAAATCTTCGATTACCTTAGCATGTATCGGCTTATTATTAAATGGATTTTTTACAGCTCCGTTGCACTTATAAATTAAATTGTGTAACGACAATAAATCGAAACCATAAATAAAGCCATCCTCATCTTTAAAACTGAAGAATTGCTCAAAAGGAATTTCATCTAATGGTTCCATAGATAAAAAATCAAAATTGTTAGTACATAATGATCTATTCATTAATGCTGGACCATGATATTGATTATAGTTTCTTTGCAAAATACCTCTTATTATTTTTTGTATTTTAATGGCCAAGTTAGATAAATATAAATGTGAATAAATTCTGGAAACCAATTGTGGTTTATTTCCTGTAACTTTTAATTTGTATTCTTTAGCAAATAGTTTCAATTGTTGTACATTATAATTGTATCTTAATAAATGATTTGATTCATTGAACTTTGGAATATATGTTACATCCTGATCTATTTTTTCCAGTTTTTTTGCTGTTGGTATTTTGCTCGATATTTTTTCACATAAATTTATAAAAAAATCATTTTTTGTTTCATTATTTTTTACATCATTGTTTGCATTTTTTTTTATAATAATTGGTTTATCATTACTAGTAATATCATCTAACATCATTGATATATATAATTATATAAGAAATGTTTTTGTATTCTTTTACTTTAATATAATTATTAATTATGTATTATCTATTACCGAATAAGCTTTCCATGTATTTATGCAGGCTTTAAAATGCAATTTTATATTTAAAAAAAAATTGATTTAAAGGTATGCTGTATATGTATAGTATACCTGTAAGAATGACTGACACGATCATTGACGGCACTAATATTGATACTAGCGTTTTCGCATATTCCGCTCCTAAAGCTCATGCTTCGGGTGGAAAGGTAGTAAATTTGTTGAATAAACATTCTAAGGAATCGCTTAAACTATCTACACCTCTTATGTTGACTTGGGGCGCACAAGAGGGACAAGAACAAGGAACTGGAAAGCCAACGGGTAAGTGGACTATGGCTCTGCAATTTCCCAGTGCAGAATATAGCAATCCAGATGCTGAAGCATTCTTGCAATCAATGCGTAATTTGCAAGCAAAGATTAAGGCAGATGCAATCACGCATTCCAAGGAGTGGTTTGGTAAGGAAATTAAGAGTGCAGAGGTAATTGATGAAAAGTTTAATGTTATGCTTCGCCATCCCAAGAAGGCCAAGGGATCTGCAGAAATGGATGAAACCAAGGCACCTACTTTGACTGTTAAGATCCCTCAATGGTCTGGTGTTTGGAAGCCAGAGATTTATGATGAGGATGGTGAGCCTTTGTACATCAATGGCAAGGTGAATTCTCATTTGACACCACTTGAGTTCCTAAAGCCAAAGACCCATGTAATTTCTTTGCTAGAATGCGGTGGCCTTTGGTTTGTAAATGGAAAGATTTCCATCACTTGGAATTTGAAGCAAGCAATTGTACAAAAGCCTAAGCCAACTATGGAAGGAACTTGCTTCCTAAAGCCTAAGGCATCTGATAAGGAGAAGATGAAGTCCTTGCCTCCTCCAGAAGATCCAGTTGATCCTGATGGAGTTTCAACGACAATTGTAGAGGATTCGGATGATGAAGATGTTGCTCCTCAACCAGTTGTTAAGGCACCTGTACCTCAGCCAGTTGTTGCACAAGAGGAGGAAGCAGTCGAGGAAGTGAAGCCTAAGAAGAAGATTGTGCGCAAGAAGACAGATGCCTAAAATATAGTTTAAAAAAATATCAAAATAAATCTAATCAAAATAAAATAAAAATTTGCCTAAATATATATTGAGAAAATAATATTTTATAATTAAACGCCCATTTTTTAATTTCGTACAATGCACGATATTAAATTACTTTTTTCTTTTACATTTATTGTCATTTTATGTTAGTTAATTTTAACCTTTTATTTGACATCTATTCTACTAACAAAATTTTCACTATTATATCTGCCTTGACACTTATATTATAAATATCTTTTTCCAATACATGTGCAATGCCTTGACCTTCAAATCTATATATTTGCTCCTTTTTCATTAATATTTTTTGCAAAGGAATGGAAAACCACTTTCCTCCTACTTCTAAACTAACAAATGGATCATTTAATATCAAATTAGGCAACTCCTTGTACAAATTAATTTCCTTTGTTATATGCAAATTATTATTTTCATCTATTCTTATATTTTCTGGAATATCTGGCTGACATAAAACAACTATTTCCGAACCATCAGGTGCATCAAAATACAATTCATTATGCCATAATGGTACTAAATACAATTCATTTTCTACATATAACTTGTAAATATTGTTTTCCAATATATCCTTTAAAGATGGGTTCAGTATAACAATACTATCATTTTTACACTTTTCCTTTATAATTGAACTAACAAGTTCTAAAACATCGCTTTGAATATATAAAATATCACGATACTTGCACAGAAAATTATAAATATCTATCGATTTTTGCTTATCCAAGTCTTCGAATATCTTTTGCAAATAAGTCAATGATAATACATTGTAACCTATTACTATCTCTTTTATCACCTTGGTAAATAATTCATTATAGTCTCCTTTTAATAACGAGGATATAAATGTACTTAGAATATAGGTATACATTTTGGTATCTTCACTAACAAATGGATTATAAGTATTAGACGTATTAGAAGTATTTGAATTTGTTTCATCATTTAAAAAACACAGTTCTTTCGATAAATATTGATATGATTCACCTATTCTTTGGAATTTATCCGTTGCATTCTTATCTGGATTTTTATCTGGATGCCATTTTAACGCCATTTTATGATACTGCTTTTTTATATAGTCTTGATCTATTTTTGTTAGTTCATCTTCACTTATTTCTAATATTTCTAATGCAATCTTGATATCCATTTTATTATCATTATTATTAAAATCCATGTACTATACTTGTTAAATAAAACAAATAACTCTCTAAGTGATAAATTGGACGATAATTATTGTTGTAATATTTTAAAAAATTATATGTCCTTATTAGCACCTCTGACATGTGTCTATTTTTTATCTTTTTTTCTTGTACTAAATTTGTTAGTATATACCAAATGCAATCTGTTATATCCAAATTATAAATAAATATATCATATAACAAGTCCCTAAATTTTAGAAATTTTAAATCATCTACATCTTTCATCTCTTTCAAAATTTTATCACAAATAATTTTATACGGATACATCAACTCTAGCAAACTAACATGTAAGTATTTTATATTCACTATATTCTCTAATTTTAGATCTGACGGTATTTTTTGCTTTACACATTTTGTATATGCAATCTTTGATGGTCGCCCTATATGAATAATTTCACAACAATTTATTATGGATTCCGGTATAAAACTGATCTCTTCTGTTAGTAAAATGAATTTAATATTGATCGCATTTGTATTATTATCTTGCATATAACTATAGAAATTCTCTAACAATTCACTATGGATATTATGAAAATCCTTACATACAATTATTCCTGTTTTATCATTCTTTGCTGATAATATATCTACTATCTGTAAATAAATATCATGCCATAATAACTTTGAATTACATCCCAATAACGACATGTCTATTTCATAATGAATATCACTTATCTTAAAAAAATATTGCTTTTTATCATATGTCAAACTTATTTTTTTCTCATATTTCAAATCTGTTGGACTGTATTTCTTTATCGCATTTAACATTTGACTATATTTTCCCACTCCACTTGGACCATAAAATATCAGATTTCCTAGCTTATCAAGTGTATTTGGAAATCTACTAACAATCTTCTCTAGCTTGGGATGGAGGTTTTCCTTTGCAATTGCATTTGTGTATTCTTCGAAATGGGTTTCCAGAAATTTCATTTATTATATTGTATTCAATATTATTTATTTAAACCTTTGAACCTAATATATTATTTTTATACTTCTCGGTAGTTCTAATTTCTAATTTGTATTTTGTATTTTGTATTATATTGAATTAAAAACAAACTAACAAGTTAATAAAGACTATATGAATATTGTAAAAAATATAGACCAATATAATATCGATCATGTATATTTTTGCGATCCCATTAAAAATAATATTATGAGTGATGGTAATTTCATTCGTATTATGTATTCAACTCCTCTATTTGTTTTAAACGGGGTTTATTTATTTATATCTATACATCATATTACGATTGACAAATATTATAATAAATTTAAATGTACATTTGATACCAATCAATATATGGACGTTATCGAGAGATTACGTGTCATTGAAGAGGGTATTCTTAAAAAAGCCAATATATTTGGTAAAACACCTCAATATAAAATTTACGAGCAGTTAAGAAATGGCAATATTAAAATATTTTCGGATACAATTGACAAAATTAATAGCAAATTTTTATTGAAAATTGCAGGTATCTGGGAAACAGATAATGACTATGGATTGACCTATAAATTTATTAACATTTGATTTAATTATTTCTATAAAAATGATTTATTATTTGTTATTTGTTATTTATTATTTGTTATTTGTTATAAGATATTTTTATATCTTATAACCATGAAATATAATTGTAAAACTTGATCAATATATATGTTCATTTATCAGTGGACAGTTTCAGTGTATATATTTGTTAACCTTGTGTTGAATAGAAGTGTAAAATAACACCTAATGTAATGACAATTAAAAAGTCGATTACTCCAAACAATATCAATAATGCAAATGTTCTATACGGTAATAATTTTTTTGTTAGTTCATCTACGTTAAATAATGCCGAAAACAAGGTAAATACTTGTACTGCTAAAAATATAGTTGATAACGTAGAATAAGATGAATAATATTCAGATACCTCTCCTTTTGAAATTCTATCATAGTATGTAAACAAATAATACAACAAAAGGAAGACTATTAATAATACTAAAATAAATGGTGCTAGATACAATAGATTTCCTGAAGGCATATTTATCCATGTTACAACAATTACTATTAAAATACCCAAAAATAAACCCATGTATCCTCCAATTAATGCCGATAAACCATTTTCATTTTGAATTCCTGATGTTATTAATATAATAATAAAAGAAGCAATTATTACTGAGTACGGAACATATAATATTCTTTTGTATTCTTCCATAGAAGGCATGGTAATTAATATATCATGATATTATTTATCATGATAT